AAGAAGTCCCTGAAAATACTCCACGGTAAGTACAAGTCGGTTATGATGAAGCGTCGGGTCCGGTACATAAACGAGAAACAGGAAGAGTGGTTGTTGGAGAAGTTAGGTATAGTAATAGAGAAGGCGTTTATCATCTCGAAGAAGGAGCTAAAATGGCTACGGGAACACAAAGCGATTGGGCAAAAGCAGAATCAGCGGGATACGACACCGGTACCGACTGGAAGCCAACTTTCTACGAAGTCGGAGCCGTTAAGTTCGCCGCCTTCGGGGACCGATACCTCGTTGTTGAGGATGAGTTTAGATCAGGATACGAATGCAAAACTTGCGGCGGAAGAAACGTATACGCCGGAGAACAAAAGATAGCAGGTAGTTCCGTGGGTAGCCTGCGAACACATATTGCTTGTCCACAATGCGGCGGTAGCGGGAGAACGAAAATAGCTGGGGCTGCTAGTGAAAAGAAGTGCTCTGCGTGCGACGGGTCTGGAAGAATTGTGTGCCCAGACTGCGGTGGCAAGGGAGGACTAATTGCTATTCCCGAGACTAGCCAACGTAGACCTACCACTGGTAAGGTCGTCTCCGGCGGCGAGAAGACGAAATATTTCAAGTTCGGTGACAACGTAATGTTCAGCAACTTCGCCGGTCATGCCATTGACCTTGAACGCGCTGGGATGCCGATTGTTCTCCACATCCTCCATGAGACCGAGATACTTGCTCAGGTGGAGGGACATTTGGAACTCAGGGCCGCGAAGAATCAGAAGGAGGCGTTGGGGGTATAGTGACATGATTAGACGTAGTGTTGTACACAACGGCGTTTGGAAAAAAGTTAAGACCATCGAATACACAGGCTGCTGTGACTGCGGCCTTGTACACAAAGTTGAATATCGCACCCGTAACAACAAACTGGAATGCCGCGTTTGGCGTGACGAAGACTTGAGCAAGGAAGCCCGAAGGAGATTCAAACACCCACTATGGCCAAGATCGACAAACCCTCGGCGGGGTACTTATCGGCTAGATTGATTGGGACAGAGGGCGGTCCCGGTACCAAGTGTTCCCGCTGCCGGGACTTCATCAAATCCACCGGTGAGTGTCTCATACTCACTGATCCCCAAGTGAGTGCCGAACACGGTACTTGCACGCAATTCCTCCGAGGAGAACCATACACTCGCGCTAAACCATTGAGACTGGTTCCCAAGGAAGTAGTGGGATACATTGAAGGGGAAGGAGTCCCTACTTACTGTGGAGTTTGTAAATATTATCAAGGTACAGGAAAGTATCACAGCCAGTGTGATAAAGTAGAGGGGATGGTTGATTACGCTGGGTGCTGCAACCTTTACCACTACGATGCCAAAACTCCCCAATCCGACTGATTGGTACAAACTAGCCAAAGCACAAGCAGCGTTGGAGTCTATGGGGGCGTCTTCGGATGCCGGGATGTTGGCTCGCCATCTTCCTTACCCACAACGGGACATTGAAGCTACCCTAGACGACCCCACTTATCAAGAATTCGCTGACCAATACTCCCGTCGCCGCTTCGGTCTCTGGGCGGAAGCTCTCTCCAAGTCTGGGGCCGAGATTCAACAACTAATGAAATCCATCGGCTTCAAGGCGATGATGGTGGTGGAGGAGTTGTTGGATAGTCAGGATGAGAAGGTCCAGACCGCCGCAGCCCGTCTCGCCTTCGACTTCAATCCTGAACTGGAACGCCCTGTACAGCGCCACGAGATTGTCAATCGGTTCAGCGCGGATGAGTTGCAACAGGCCCGTGACATTGTGAATAAACTAAAGAAGCCCAAGCTCCCCGAGCTACCCGATGGCGAATCTAGCATCAACTGAAAAATGGGAATTTCTACCTGTCCCCGATGGTGATGGTCCAGATGCACAGTTAATTCTGCGCCTGAACGCCCTCGGTTCCCTCTACTTCTTCGAGAAATTCGTCCTCCAACGCCACCGACTTGTCGAGCACCTCCACCGGCCAATCTGCAACACCCTAGAACGCCAGAATGTAAATTTCATGTTGGAACTTCCCAGGGATCATTTTAAGACCAGTTGTGTTACTGAAGGATTACCTATCTGGTGGGCGTTACCCTTTGATGAGCGTGACGAGATAGCTATGCGCGAGTTGGGATACGGAGACGAATGGATTCGCTGGATGAAGTGGGCACACAACCCCGGTATTCGCGTATTGACCATTAGCGAAAATATTGGGAACGCAGCCCGTATGGGTGTGCGTATTGACAAACACTTTTACAGCAACGCTAGATTCCGCGACTTGTTCCCGGAAATTTTACCTACCACACAATCAGTTTGGAATAGCGAGTCCAAGTCCGTCACCAGCAACGTATTTCACTCCAACGGCGAGGGGACCTTCGATTACCTCGGCGTCGGTGGCGCTCTTCAGTCTCGCCACTACGAACGGATGATAGAGGACGACCTCGTAGGTCGTGCCGCCGCTAAGTCGGATGCCATGATTGAGGATGTCATTGAATATCACAAGTTAGTCGAAGGAGCCTTCGATGGTCCCGAACGCACTCAAATCGTGGTTGGCAACCGGTGGTCTCCGTTTGATCTTAACGGTTGGATCAGGGATAACGATCCTGATTTCATTATTGAATCACACTCCGCTCTTGGCGGCTGTTGCGATCTTCATCCTCTTGGCGACCCTATCTTTCCCGAAGAGTTCTCCATAGAGAGACTGGAACGTATCCGTCGTATTCAGGGACCGTACCTGTTCTGTTTGCCTGATGAAGCACCAATCTTGATGTCTGACTGGTCTGAGAAGACAATGGTTGATGTGCAAATTGGAGACGAGGTTGTAGGATTCTCCTTTGATAAGTACAACCATCTTGTAAAGTCCAAGGTCCTTGCTAAATGTGAAAGAGTCATGCCTGTTGTTAAAGTTACTTTAGAATCTGGGAGGCAGGTAGTTTGCACCGAAGACCATAAGTGGTTGATTGGCAATAGTGGATACCGTAAAAGTCTAAAGAGTCCTTACCTTCCTGCGCGATTAGGCAAGAAGATGGTGTCTGTATGTCATTGCAATGCTCCAAAGTCAATAGAAGAACAGCGAGACTTGGATTGGCTTGGGGGAATCCTTGATGGTGAAGGTAGTGCAAACGGCGCAACTTTTATTTCGCAATCCCCAGAAGTAAATCCTGAAGTATGTGCTGAGTTACAGCAGACCTGTGCTCGACTTGGATTTAATTTGAAAGGTACACATCCTCACAATTCTTGGTACATTACTGGGGGCCGTAATACTAAAATACGTCTTATTCGTCACGCTCGCATGGCCAAGAGACAACGCTTCATTGACTATATGTGGAAGCGTCCTGGAAGAATATCTGAAGACGGTGGCGAAGAAAGAGTAGTAAGTATTGAACCCTGCGGAGAAGCTCGTGTCTGGGGAATGGAAACTACTACAGGCAATTATGTCGCGTGGGGATACGCTTCAGCTAACTCCCATCAGTACCTTAACCAATCAATAACTGCCGATGAGATAGTTTTCAACAAGTCGTGGTTGCGGTTCTACGCTCCCCGTGTCGAACCCGGCGGCTCCAATCCCGACGGCACCAAGAGCATGTTCCTTACCCACGAAACAATAGATGGTCAGGTCGTCAATGATGTCCAAGCCCGTTCCCTTGAACGCATGATGATAGTGGACCCGAACCACGCCGGAGCGGAAGGCCGCGCCCGTCATGCCATCGTAGTTATCGGCTACCACCAAGGTAAGGGTAGAATATCTAATAAGTTTACTAATTATGACGCCATTGACCCTGACCGCATATACCTCCTAGATGTCTGGGCGAAGTCCATGAACTACGAGGACCTCCTTGCCAACATCTGGAAGATGGCCGAGAAGTGGAAGATGATGGAATTCTGGCTGGAGACCGTGGCTGCCCAGAAGTATCTCAAAGCGTACATTGAATATAGGAATAAGATTGAAAAGCGCCGCCTGCATGTGAGAGAATTAAAGACGGCGAGGACCAAGAACGCCAAGTGGGACCGCATCGACTCCCTAGCCCCCGCCTTCGAGCAAGGACGCTTTTATGTTCGCCGGGACCAATCGGCATTCCTTGACGAGTTCTACCGCTATTCACATAGCACTCGTTACCCTGTGGATGTGTTGGATTGCCTTGGCTACGCTCTCGAAGTTATGGAACCTGTTAAGGTACGGGAACTGGCCGAGAGGCAGCAGGCACGGAAGGAAATAATGGCGACGAAGAGGAATTCGGCAGGATATTAATGATCGACCCCGAACCAATCGACGACGAGGACATCGAAAGTCCCGTGGAGTGGTATTAATGGAACATACAGTCACAGTAAAAGATACTGACAATCCCAAATATCCAGTACTCGTCACCTGCACCTGTAACTATCAGTGCCATTGCAAGTCCCAAGAAGAAGCCGACTTCCGTAAACGAGTACATCAAGGCGTGGCAGGTTGGATCGAAGCGTCGAAGGGCTATCAAGTAGGTCATTAAATGCAAAATGACATCCAGTTGGTTAACACTAGGTTTGGTGAGGACACGGACGCTGAAATTAACAATTTCATGTTCGAGCAACTCGAATGGCTCATCGACGCCCACAAGCAACTCCACACTGACCGTATTCCTAAGCAGCGCAAATTGTATGACGGCATCCCAGCCACCGAAACCAAGTCCTTCCCGTGGCCAAACAGTAGTAACGTAGTCGTTCAAGTAATTGGCGAGACAGTAGATACCACTGTCGCTTGGGTCCTTGGTGTACACTACGCCACCCACCCACTCTGGGTATTCCAGAACTACGCCAAGCCAGCACCGGGGGAAGAGGAACAGTTAGAGAAGCAACGCCAGTGTCTTGAAGACTTCATGGATTTAATGGGGTATGAGCCTACTGAGCTAGACTTATTCCGCAAGCAAGGCATCTGGTACACCGACGCTTGCCGACTTGGTACATCATTCGTTAAGTTAACATACGAACATCGTGTGGAGGCTGTGGTTACTGGGTATACGTCTGCCAAGCGCGGTCGTAAGGGAATTGAGGGGACTGACGAAACTTTATATTCTGGCCCTCAAGTAGATAACCTTCGGCACGAGGACATCCTCGCTATCCCTGATGCCCCCACGCTCCAGAAATCCGGCTTCGTGGCCCAGAAGCGTACCCTCCGTAGACCCGAACTGGAGGAACGTGGGTATTTAGGTCTCTACAACAAGGAAGCTGTCAATGACCTACTTGGCCACCCCGACCGTGGCAATCCCGAGTTCCAAAAGATGCAGGAACTCCAAGATCAAGGTATCCAAATGCGCGGGGCCAGTGACGCCACCGCCGAGTGGGATGTGTACGAATGCTACTTCCCGTGGTGGCACAATGGGCGGAAGTTCCGTCTTATTGTCAGTTACCATAAACCTACACGTAAAGTATTGCGTTCAGTCTTCAACTTCCTTCCCCAGAACGAGATGCCAATTGTCCGGGCGCGACTAGGCTACCGAAACGGAGGAATGTATGGCCGAGGCTTCTCCGAGATGCTCGAATGGTACCAAGAGGAAGTATCGACTATCCATAACCAACGCAACGACAACGCGACAGCGGCTAATACTCGCATGTTACGAGTCTCGCCGCGAGCACGCAACTTGGACTCTAACTTTGAAGTCTATCCCTTTGCCCTGCTTATTGGTGAGAAAGACGATATTGAAGCTATTCCTATCGCGGACGTTTACCAGTCCTCGTTCCAGAATGAGGAAATGGCTCTTAGGCATGTGCAGTCCAGGGCTGGTGTCGCTCCTGCGATAGCTGGGTCCGGACAGGGGGCAATGCAACGGAGACCGAATGTGTACTCGGCAATGGGAACATTGGCTCACATGCAGGAAGGGACCACGCGCACCAACTTAGAAGTAACGGACTTCCGCCATGCCCATGTCACACTAGGTAGTTTACTAGCCCGTACTTACGCGAAGTTCGGCGTCGGTGACAAGGCTGAAATATTCGGTATGGACGGTGCCAAACTAGAAGCCGCCCTTGATGCGGTACGCAAGAACCACATGCGTATTCCCATTCGCGCCGCTACCGCATCCCTCAACAAGGAAATCGAGAAACAATCCGACATGCTCATGGTCGGTCTCATGCAGCGGCATTACACCGCCATTGGTCAATTGATGCAAGCCATCAGCAATCCTATTGTCCCCCCGGCGGTTTCGAGTTATCTTGTTAAGGTAATCCAAAGCAGCGACAGACTAATGAAGCGCATCCTAAAGGACTTCGGATATGACCAACCCGACCAATTCATCCCCGAACCTGAACTCCCGCAACAAACTCAAGCTGGAGGCGGTCCTCAAGATGGTGGCAGCCCACCCGTTCAAGGCGCTCCTGGAACTTCCCCCGGAGGAGGTCCTGGACTTCTTCCACAGCCGGACGGGGGAGGCTCTCCTGTTGGGTCTATCGGAGTTGAAGCGCCGGGAGTTGGACGGGTTAATGTCTAGTTCCCTGAAACACGTAGACGTAGTGGACAAATTCTTTGAAACCCGAGGCATTGGTAGTGTTTGTGATATACTAATCAAGTTGCCAGAGGACGTGAAGAATTACATCAAGGCAATGAGGGAGGCCAAGTAAGAATGCCACAAGAAACTACCGTTCGGATTGGCAAGGGCGAGTCGGTTAAAAAGGCTATGGGAAAAGTTTCCGCCGGTATTCGGGAAGCTCAGACCAAGGCTGACCACGCCAAGAATGTCGCTGCCAGTCGGGATGCCGCCGACCGTGAAGTAACTTATTACGGCGGTGGTGATATGCGCGGTTCAGCATACACTGGACAACGATTGGGTGGGGCGGCAGATTCTTATACCAAAGAGGCTGCTAGTCTTCCCACAAGAGACGCTAGAGATTCAGCGCGTAGAACTGCCAATTCCGCCGTCGCCGCTTCAGAAAAAATAAACTAGGACACAAGAACTAAAATGCCCCACGACGCGAAAGGGAAGTTGCTTGAAGTTGGTGATAAGGTTATAATTCCTGGAGTAGTCAAGAGGATAAGCGATTACCTCGGCTACTGCAACGTGGAAGTAGAACTCGCTTACGTTATGCCGCCAGAAGATACCAAATCAACTATCTCTTTACTTAACACAGCCCAAGTAGAAAAGGTGTAATATGGCATGGAAGAAAACATTCACCGAAACTCCGCCAGAGAAAAAGGAGCCTGAAGTGGCCACTGATCCTGAAAAGAAACCTGATGTGACTCCCCCCGAAAAGACTATCGCTGAACAAATTGCCGATGCCCTGAAGCCCGTGACCGAAGGTTTCACCGCCATGCGCGGGGACATCGACGCTCTCAAAGTCCGTACTACTCCCAAGGAAGTGAAGGAAGTTCCATCTGTTGTGGATGACGAAGACGGTGCCTTCAACGCCCGTCTCACCCCCATCATGGCCAAGACCCTTGAACTCGAAGCCAAGGATGCCAAGCGTGACGTGGAACAGGAATATAAGAACTTGGGATTCGGAGACCTCTGGGAAGAGAACCGCAAGGACATCGACAAGTTTCTCTCCGAAGCTCCCCTTATCACCCAGGACCGCGAGGGCCATCCCGTCCCTCTCCGTGGCAACCCTGAATACATCCGCAATGTTGCCGATATGATGTTCGGTCGTGCTGCCAAGAAATCCGGCATCAAGTTCGACGGGAAGGACAAGCGGTTCTTCCTAGAAGACACCACCGGGGACGGCACCGTAATCGTTCGCCGCGAGAAGCCGGAGGAAGGTATCACCAAGAAACAACTGGAAGCTGCGAAGCGTTTCGGTATTCCTATTGCTGAATATCGTAAGGCGATGGGGAAATTAGATTTTGTCGCTTGAAATGACTATGCCTACTAATGGGGAATTACTCGCATCCCAAGACATCATCCTCCAAATCAAATGGACACCCTCCAACGGCTCCGTCGCAGTATCCTTCCCTCAAGTTGACCATGTAAGTATCCTTGGCATGTTGGAGTTTGCTAAGGTATCATTATTGGAGATGAGAGCGAAGAACGAGCAGAGGGTGGTCATTCCTGAGTTGCGGATGCCGAATGGAAACAAATTAACATGACCCCCAATGACCTACTCAGTGACTTTGCAAAAAATAGAAAATGGGGTAGTATAGAACTTGTGTACCGTAACGGAGTAGTGGTATTCTTTAAGGCAGTAGAAACGTTTGTGCCTCACAACGAGAAGAACTCGATGCGTGAAGCCCCAAGGATGGAAAATGGCGCTGACCACCGAGACTTCTCAACGAATTTCTGACCACACTCACCTTCCAGGGCGTGCGACCTCTGAAGCACAAATTCTCTTCGATAAGTCCGTCGTAGCCCGCCCCCTCTCCGCCCCCGAAGTAGCTTCCATTCACGTCAAGAACACCGAATATTACTACCGCTGGGTAAACCGTCTCCACTCCAGCGGTCGTGTGTATATGGAACGGAAGGCGATGGGTTTCACCAACGCCACCACGGATGATGTGGAAGTACTCGTAGGCGACACCGTTTCCAGCGACACTGAAATCCGCTGCGGCGACGTTATCCTGATGAAAATCCCCTTCCACCTCTGGGCCTCCCACGTAAAACGCAACATGGAAACGGCCCAAGTCCTCCAGCGTATGCGCGGTGTCCACAACAAGGAAGACGATCTCTCGGGTGATGTATTCGCAGACGGTGGCACTGGACGCACCCACACCTCCGTAATGTCCGAACTAACCGGCGGCAAGGTCGCGCCCTTCATGCCCCCCAACCCCGATGCCTACATCGACGGCCAGAAGCCTGAAGATGTCACCAAGGCCCGCCAAGAAGTTGAAGAAATTCGCAAGAAGCACGCTGCTGAACGTAGCGTGAAGTAAAGGAGTATTTCAATGGCCATTACTGCCGTACCCATTCAGCCCGTTAAGACTGTCTCGGGAAACCAACCCGCCGCCCGTCGTTTTATTGAGGACGCTACTCAGACTTTCAAGCTAGGTACCCCGGTGGCTATCGCCGCTGCTGACGGTGGAATCATCGCTTGGAATGGTACCACGGTACTTACGGGAAACGGCGCTGTTGTAGGTATCAGTTACGAAGCCGCTTCCAACCTAGCCTCCACCGGTCTTGGTGCTCCTCAGCCCAACCAGCCTGTAACCGGTCTTGGGGCCGCTGTTACTTTCGGTTCGGTACCAAACGAAGCCTCCGCTAAGAACATCCCCCACGGCGCACCGTTGAATGATGGGCGCGTGGGAATTTTCCTCGCAGCCTTCCAAGATACAATCTTCAGCGCCACCCTTGGTAATAACGGTAACACCGCTAACTGGGCGGATTCATTGCTGTCCACCGGTGGAGCACTGGCAGGTCTCACCATCGACTCCGGCGCTAACTTCTGGTACGTGGACCTCAACAAGACCAACGAAGTCCGTATCGTGGGTCGTGACCTTCGTGACCCAATCGGTGCTGGCAACCGTGTTTTGTTCCAGTTCCTAAGCACCGCCATTCAGCAACTCTAAGGTTGACATGGTTCCAAAATTTGAAGTACGCAAAGGAGTAAATTAATATGTTAGTACGTGGTTCATTCGCTCAAGTTTTGGCACCAGGAGTCCACCATTGGTTCGTCCATTTTTTGGACCTCCAAATGCGCCGCGAGGAATACTCCACCATCTTCAACGTGGAAACCTCCGCGCAGTCGTTTGAAGACGAAATCGAGGCCGCTGGCGTAGGAGTAATGCCTGAGAAGCCTGAAGCCGATGCCGTGCTGTATGACGACATGGTACAGGGTGGAACCAAGCGTTACTTGCACCTAAGTTATGCTATCGGCTCCCGTGCATCGTGGGAACTCATCGAAGACGACCAATACGGTCTCATCCGTCAGGTCCCCAAGGCTCACGTCCGTTCCGCACAGTTCGCCCGCGAGATCGTCTCGGCTAACGTGCTCAACCTTGGATTCTCCACCATTCTCACCATCGACGGCGTGTCGCTGTTTAATACTCAGCATCCATTACTCGGCGGTGCTACAGCCACCAACGTCGCCCCCGGAATCGCCAACGTCATCTTCGCGTCGGGAACTTATCCAAATCGTCCATCGCCTGACGTGGATTTGAGTTTCACCGGCGTTCAGTTAATGATTAACCAGTTCGAGCGTATGCCGGATTCGCAGGGATTGCCGGTTCGCGTAAAGCCAACCACCATCCTCATCCCACCGGAATTGAAATTCATCGCCCGTGAAATTCTAGGAAGTCCAGGCAAGCCCTACACCGCCGATAACGAACTGAACGCTCTGTTGGGTGAGGACCTGAAATTCCAGGTTGTCCACTACTTCACCAGCCAAAGCGCATGGTTCGCAGTCGCGGACAAGGAATACCACCAACTGAAGTTCTTCGAGCGTCATCCAATCGACAGTGATTATGATGACGACTTTGATACTCGTTCCACTAAGATTATTACGTTCCAGCGGTTTAGTGCTGGGGCGACGAGTTGGGTCGGGACCTGGGGCAGCAATGGCCCTTAGAAGTTATAGAAAACAAAGCACTTAAGGGCCATTGCTGGAACGGCCCGAAGGATGATACAATGTTGAAATGGAAACCAAACTTTGTGTCGTCTGCGAAACTGAAAAAGACAGGAAACTTTTTCGGAATCGCGTAGTAAAAGGTGCTTTGTATGTTGACAACGTTTGCTCTGCTTGTCGATCAGCAAGAGAACGAGCACAACTCAAGCTCGAACTTATTGAAGCGTTCGGCGGTAAATGTAACTGTTGTGGTGAAGCGCATCCGGCGTTTTTAACGCTGGAGCACATTGAAAACGTTAGCCACGGCAAGCCGGGAGCAAGAGCATGTCACCAACTTATCCGAGACGCAAAGAAGGACGGTTGGGACAAAACAAAATACGAGTTGCTTTGTTTCAATTGTAATTGTGCCAAAGCGCATCTTGGCCAATGTCCACACCGCAGCGGGTTAACAGTTGAACAAGAACTCGCAAGGCTGAAACAAAGGGCTGAATCCAGAATCGGTTTTAATTATCGCAATACCTGGGGAAGCCAAAAAGGTTGGTTCAGAAAAGGATTCGACGGTCGTAGGCCAAATGAAAAAGTTCTCCCCAATCAAACTAAAGTCACCAACAGCTAAAGGGCTGCCCCACGCCCGTAGGCAACCTCTGCATCCGCACATTAAGATTGCCTCGACCCACACTGGCCTAGAAGTTCTCCCTTGGTCGAAGCGCGGTCGGATTCCGAGGACACATCCATTTGATTAGACATGCCCGCGAAGCTGGAACGCTGCGTAAAAAAGGTTAAGGTTAAGAATCGGGGGAAGGGGAAGAAGGTTAACCCTTGGGCCGTGTGTGTATCGTCTACCGGATTGAAACTCCACAAGGAGAAGTAACATTCCACTCTGGCGCGGACAACAGAAGTACGTGTACGAAACTTGCCAAAGGTGCGGGTTTCGGCAACCCCTGTCTAAGATGCAATGGCAGGACGGTAAATTAATCTGCACCGTCACCAACTGCGTCGATAAAGCCATCGTCGGTTCTCGGGACATCAATGTAGCACGCGCAGTCTCCATGTACCGCCACGAGCTTGAACCCGATCCGAAGTTGACGAATCCTACGGAACGTAGGGTAGATACCAACGACATCCTTTACTGATTTTAAGGAGTAACTGAAATGGCTAGAAAATTTGGTGGAATGTTTTTCTACGGAGCAGAAAACCTCAACTTGGAAGGTACCAAGATTGGTGTCGCCGCCAGCACCGCAAACTGGGTACGTAATGGACTAGGTGATGTGTCAATAAACAATACCGCTGGGGCGCAGACCTATAACATTTGGGCTGGCATTGCTGATTGCAAACGACCGTACTTTACTTTCCAATACCCAGGTATCAGTGCCGTTCAACCAACTAGTAACGAGTTTCAGGAAATCTTTGGTACTGCTGCCGGGGGACCTTCTAACCCCTTCAGTGGCGGTGCCACATCGCCTCAGTTTGAAGTTCCGCCCCTACCTTGGGGTATTGCTGTGGTAGATATTTTTGCTGTCTATTCTTTACAGGTGGCGGCAGCTACTACGGCTACTCTGGGGCTTTCTAGAGTTACTTTTACTGAGAACGCCGTATTCACTAATACCGCGTTGATTGCTGCAACTGGTGTGTCTGTTGCTACCAATACTGGTGCTGGAACCCCTCACGTCCAGACGGTAGCCGCCACAAATCCCTTGGTCTTTGAGATTAACAACTTTTCTAATTTAATCATTGAACTTCAGCTTGTTCTCCCTGCCACCACAACCATGCGCGTGTACGGGCTTGGTATGCATGTCGCAGTCTGCTATGACTAAGGAGTAGTAATGGCCGCATCCCGAGTACAATTCGGCAACGGACAGAACTCCGCTGGCGGTTCCTACAACGTAGTCCTGCCTGCGGGGACTGGGAACGGGAACCTTCTCGTCGTCTGTGTTGGCGGTTTCGATCCAAGTTACGGAAACTTCGTGGACCTTCCCAACGTTGCCGATAATCAGGGGAATCAGTACACACCCGTAGCCGACGCAGAACTTGGGAACGATAGGTTGACTATCTTCTACGTCCCCGGTGTCAAGGGCGGGACGCAGACCTTAACTGTCTATCAGGCTTTCCCATCCACTTGTGTCGCCATTGAATACACTGGATTGACGAATCAGGTTGATGTCGTGGCCAGCCCCAACACCACCACCGACCCCGTAGCCGTGACAACTTGGGCCGACTCCACGATGGTCACTTCCGGTTCCGGCGTCATCGTCGGATTCGCGGTGGCTATCTCTCTAGTGGCTGCGGCCTTCGCAGCCGGGGCCGGGTACACGCTAGTTGTGGAACAGGACGACACCGTTAATGGAACCAGTTCCGCTGCCTTCGAGCGTCTTAATGCCGCTTCCCAGACGGCATATAGTGTCAATGGAACAGTAGGATCAGCAACCAGAATTGACAGTATCGCGGTAGCGTTTAAGTAGGAACACTATGCAGATTCAGAACAACCCTTGGAGTTTCGTTTCCACCGACCCCGCAACTGCGGCTATCACCGGCGGTACCGGATTAACCCTTAATGCCGATGGCACAGTGACCATTACCTCGGGAGCCTTGACATTTAATACCGGGGCTGAGTCTAACCTTGGATTCACGGTCCTTGGAGCCACTGCCGCCGCGTACAATGGTTTCTATTACCGTATTAGTGGAGCCTCGGGAGCCACAACTTTTGTAATGCAACCGCAATTCGTCATCCCCGCAGGAACCGCGCAATCGGGTGCCGGAACCCTCGCCCAAGTTCTTTACCGTAGTAAGGTACGTATTGAAGACATCTCCTGGCAGAACATCGGTGTCGGTGCCGAAGGTGCTGCGGTGTCCATGCAAATTGTGGACCGCAATGGTAATGATGTGTGGAGAGCCGCAATCCCCGCGACTGCGCCCAACCTAGCCCAACTCAATCGCGGCAAGGTGTATTGGGTAGCCGGGTTAGTGCCCATTTCCATTCCAGCCAATACTGAAGTACTTGTGACAGTAAACTAATTAGTGGTATACTATCCTCAAGAAGTAGCAGCAAGAGAAACTTGGCGCTTCTGAGTTGCTTCCATAGGAGCGTTACATGGCCTCAATCACCCTTCAAGTAGACGCCAGCACTAATCTCACGGCTACTTACAATTTCTACCGCAAGAATCCCTCGGACCTTACGTTCAGTAAGACCCCAGTGAATGCTTCCCCCGTTCCCGTTGTAAACGGAACCGTGACATTCGTGGACAACACTGTATTGGTTGGTCACATCTACGACTATGTGTCCACTGACATTCAGAACGGCGTTGAGTCGGGATTCTCCAACGAAGTAATCTCCGTAGCCGTACCATTCCCTCTCTCGCCAGCGGGCATTAACCTGGGAGCGGCAGCGAGCTTCCTTGTCCTCGGCGGAGCAGCAGTCACTAACACCGGACCTACTACAGTCAACGGTGACGTGGGAGTATCACCCGGTTCCTCGATTACCGGATTCCCTCCAGGTGCTCTAAGTGGCACCCTCCACAGCGGCGGGCCAACCGATTTCGTCTCCGCTGCTGCTCAAGCCGCCGCCGCAACTGCTTTCGCTGCTATCATAGCCGCAGCCAATCCTCCCGGCATTGGGGGCGCGAAAGCACAGGGACCGTTTACATTAACCTCCTGCACAGTTGCCGCAGCAAGCGGTTCCACCAATTACCTTGGAACATTTCCAGTCGGGTCTTCCCTCGTTGGACAGATGGTAACTGTTTCAGGATTTACCAACTCAGTAAACAACGGCACCTTCCTCTGCACCAGTCAGTCAATCACCTCCATTGCCCTTAACAATCCCAATGCCGTAGCCGAGACTGCCTCTGGCAGTGCTGTAGTCCCTGCCACAAGCGGTAGCTCCTTTACCCTTCTCTCCGCTGACATCGGGGGCCAGACACTATCCCCTGGAGTGTATTCCACTGCTCCAGCGGGTGCGCTTGGCATCACTGGAAGGTTGGTATTGGATGCCGGTGGAAATCCACAGGCTGTATTCATCTTCAAGGTCGGTACCGCTCTCACAATGGCCGGAGATGTTATCCTCGCCAACGGTGCCCAAGCCTCCAACATCTTTTGGGCCATCGGCTCCTCGGCAACAATTGGTACCGGTTCGTCCCTTGCAGGTACCCTGATTGCTAAGCAATCTGTCACCCTTGTCACAGACGCAACGGTAAATGGCCGCGTGATTGCACAAGTCGGTGCCGTCACAATGGACACCAACACTATCTCGTTGTTCCTCTCGGCATCTCTAAACGTCTGGGCACCTAACACCTTCTTCCCTCTCGGCACCGTTATTTACGATTGCGCGACGGGCACATTCCAATGGGTAACAACTGCTGGAGTAAGTGGTTCAGCAAAGCCAAGTTTCAATACTGGCACTGGGCAGACCACTCAGGATGGCAGTGTAATCTGGACCGATCCTCCAATTGGCGAATTTCTAGTCCAAGGCCCATTGCCCCCAACTCCACTCAACCAACCACCAGCGCCTCCTGCGCCTCCTACTAACCTACGTATTACCAGTGAAGTAGGATAGTGTAGGGTAACGTAAAGTAAGGTACAATATAGGTGTGCCCGTACAGGTAAATAAAGACGGCAGCTTTATCGTGGAATACTGCGGCCCCTACGCCGGTTTGCACACACATGCGCCGGAAACCCTGATTCCAGACAACGCCTCCCCCTCCATGTCCGGTGTGCAACTTCGCAACGCGGAGTTGCGCTCCATGCCCGCGTTCGTTCAGAAGTTCGCGGCACCCGATCCTGTTAATCCAATTCTTGGGACATTCTCCTTCCTAGATGTCAACAATGTGGGACACACAGTCCTCTGGACCACTCGCGGTCTATGGCAACTATCCTTCAACGCCCCTGACCCCGGTAAGCCTTGGAGTATTCTTGGTGGACCGAATCTGCAACCGGGTATCCCCGTAACCTACCGCGCTTTTGCCAATGTGCTTTACTACTCCAATGGTCTCCCATTTATGGCCTCCTGGGACGGCATTACCCTTGCCCCAACCTCCACCCTGACCTTTGGAGACGCAACTATCGCCTCCTCGGTAGCCGGTGTCAGCAAGACTGACGCTCCCACGGTATTAGCTGGCAGCACTGGACCATTGGCAATCGGTGGACTCTTCCTAGCCGAACTAGACAATCACATCATCCTTGCCAACGTCACGGTCCTTGACCAGCTTGGTATCAACGCCGCGACTTCGGGGGTGGTATACAACTTCCCACAACGTATCTGGTGGAGCGCCAACGGTCTTCCTACTCAATGGGACTTCGCCGCCAACACCAACGCCGGGGAGAATGACTTCCTTGACGTACCCGACTCCATCACGGGTATCATTACCATCGGTACCGCTGGATACATCTTCCGCTCCAACGGAATCACGCAATTCATTCCCACGGGTAACGGCATCGCCCCCTTCCAGTTCGACCACCTTTGGGCATCGGATCATGGGGTAGGTAACGTCTTCCCTTGGAGTATCCACAGCTACGGAGCCTTCGCGTGTTTCATATCCGTGGAACAGATATACCAAATGGGTGTGAATAGTTTCTCTGATATTGGCGGGACTGCGAGGGATGCAATCATGGCAGACCTAGCCATTGCCAGTTCCACACCAGTCGCTTCCATTGTACCCACGGAAGCTCTAGGGTATGTATATCTAACGTATCGTATTAGTATACCTCTCAAGACATTTACTCGTCACTACATATACTCATTTGAACAAAAGTCTTGGGAAGTACGGGATACTGCTGGATTGCTAATCAGTGGCAGGGAAGAAGAAGTCTGGTTTGGTAATCTCGCCTCCTATGGTACCCCCGGTCTTGTGCCTCCTGGAACTGGAGTACCCGGCGGCTCTCCACCAAGCGGCGGTGGTTCAAGCGGCGGCACCGGCACAGGCAGCGGTGGAGGGGGCGGTAAGGGATTTCAATTCTTATGAGTGGACAGTCAAACGGCGGGGTATCTTCCAATTCCCGCATCGCAGCCTACCCGATGATAAACGCTATCACTGGGGCTGCGGGGTTGTATGCGTTTGATCCCTCGTTGGGATACAACGACCTAGCGAATCCCTCGAACTATTTCTACCGCATGGAAGAGATAATCCCTGGTAGGACTCCCACGGTGAATCACATTGTCGTCAGCTACCGGGACCTCGGGTTGGTGACTGTTACCTTTAACCTTACGGCTACCAATGACTTACAGCAAGTCATTAGCACAACAACCGGGCCGTTGGTACTGGGTAACAAGGTCGCCACTGGACGTATAATGTGTAGGAACGATATTGGATTAACAATTACTGGACAGAATATTCAACTCTCTTGGACCAGAGCACCGGGGGCTGGGTCTTTGTCTATCGTGAAGATTATTTTGTTCGGACAGGTGGAGCTATGAAGCCCCAACGTATGCATTCCTTTGTCACCCCCACCTTCGACACCATTGCTAACTGGTTAGTAAATCATGGCCGGGTGTTGTCGAATATCAGCTACGGGAACGCCAACTCCGACCCTTCCAAGAACATCATCAACTGGCTGGCGAGTGGGACTACACCAGGAGTAGCCAACACGGACTTCACCATCACTCACGGTCTTGGGTACATTCCAACCACCATCATCGGGCAGGACACCAACAACGGCGGCTTGCTCTATCGAGGCAGTGTGGC